CCCATTGGGAGGTTTTTTTTGAGCCCGCAGAAATCGCGGCGATCCTGAATAGGGGCAAGAAACGATGGCAAGGCCGGAACACAAGCCGACAGCGGCGACGCGGCGGCGGGTGTCGGTCGCTGCTGGTGGCGGCATGTCGCACGAGGCGATCGCGCTGGCGCTCAAGATCAGCGAGCCGACGCTGCGGAAGCACTACGCGGACGAGCTGGCGGCTGGCGCTCACGGGCGCCGCATGGATGTCCTGGACAAGCTCTATAGCTCGGCGCGGAAGGGCAGCACCAGCGCGGCGCGCGCGTACCTGGCGCATCAGGCGCAGTTCACGCCGCTGGCCGAAGGGCAGCTGCAGGACGAAGGCAAGGGTGCGAAGCTAGCCAGGCCGGCGAAGATCGGCAAGAAGGAGCAGGCCGAAGCTGATGCGGTTGGCGCCGAGGCCGGCACCGGCTGGGATGGGGTGCTGCCGTCGACCAATGTGGTCAACCTGCGCTGATGGAATCCAGTTTCGCCTGTCCGGACTGGGAGGCGCGCCTTCGGGCCGGACAGGTGCCGATGCCGAGCCTGCCGCTGTATACGCAGCGAGGGGCGCGGGCGGTGCAGGCCTACAACATGCTGCGACTGGCGGACGTGCATGGAACGCCAGCGCTTGGAGAGGCAGGGGGCGATTGGTTTCGCGCGATCGTGGCGGTGCTGTTCGGCTCGCTGGATCCAGCTACGAAAGCGCGGGCGATCCGCGAACTGTTCCTGTTGGTGCCGAAGAAGAACAGCAAGACTACAAACGGCGCGCTGATGATGCTGGTGGCGCTGCTCTTGAATGAGCGCCCCCGGGCTGACTTTTTCATGTGCGCGCCGGTGCAGGACACGGCCGAGCTGGCCTTCAATGCGGTGTCGGGAGCGATCCAGTTGGATCCAGTGCTCGACCGCAAGTTCCACATCCGCGACCACCTGAAGACAATCATTCACCGGGAGACGAAAGCGCAGCTCGAGATCATGACCTTCGATCCGGCAGTGGTGACCGGGCGCAAGGTGTCGGGCGGCGCGCTGATCGACGAGCTGCACGAGATCGCAAAGAGCCCGAAGGCGGCGAAGGCGTTGCGCCAGCTACGCGGCGGCATGATCCCGTTCCCGGAAGCGTTCCTGGCGATCATCACCACGCAATCGGACGGCGTGCCGCAGGGTGTCTTCAAAGACGAGTTGACCAAGGCCAGAGAGATCCGCGACGGAAAGCGGGTTGGCGCGATGCTGCCGGTGCTGTACGAGTTCCCGGAGGCGATGCAGACCGACCGGGAAAAGCCGTGGGCGAATCCCAAGCATTGGCCGATGGTCATGCCGAGTGCCGGGCTGATCTTCACAATCGAGCGGCTGGTCGAAGAGTTCGAAGTTGCGAAGGCCACATCGGAAAGCGAGCTTCGGTCCTGGGCGTCGCAGCATCTGAACGTCGAGATCGGTCTTGCGCTCAATGCCGACAGCTGGTCAGGCGCCGAGTTCTGGCAGCAGTGCGGCGACCGCGCGCTGACGTTCGACGGGATTCTGGAGCGTTGCGAGGTCGTCACGATCGGCATCGACGGCGGCGGGCTGGACGACTTGCTGGGGCTGACGGTGATCGGGCGCGAGCGCGACTCCGGTCAATGGCTGTGGTGGTCGCATGCCTGGGCGCATCCGGTGGTGCTGGAGCGCCGCAAGGACATCGCCACGAAGCTGGAGGATCTGAAGAAGGCCGGAGATCTGACCATCGTCAAGGCTGTCGGCGACGACGTCGACGAGCTGGTCGCGCTGGTGGTGAGCGTGCGCGATGCCGGGCTGCTGCCGGAGAAGAGCGGCATCGGCGTCGACCCTGCCGGCGTGGCCACGATCTTGGACGCGCTGGACGCGCTGGATCTGCCGGAAGGCTGCGTCGTCGGCGTCCGGCAGGGGTCGGTGACGCTGAACGGCCCGATCAAGCTGACCGAGCGGAAGCTGGCCGGCGGCGGGATCACGCACTGCGAGCAACCGCTGATGGCGTGGTGCGTGGGGAACGCGAAAACAGAGGCTCACGGCAACGCGGTCCTGATCACGAAGGCGGCATCCGGTAGCGCGAAGATCGATCCGCTGATGGCGGGCTTCAGCGCTGTCTACCTGATGTCGATGAATCCAATTGCTGGCGCTGGGCAAATCACCCAGGGCTTCGTCTCACTGTGAAGGGCTGACGCGAATGAATGGCACTGCTGGAGTCGCCCGGGAACGATTGGTCGCGGTGCTCGCGCACGACGACGCGATGATCGCTGCCGACCGCCGGGCCGTGCGCGCGGTAGTCGAGGGCGGCACGGCGTCATCGTCGGATTCCATCAAGATGTTTGAGATCTTCGGCGACCCGACGACGGCAGCCGGCGCGGTGGTGAACGAACAGACCGCGATGCGCGTGTCGGCGGTCTACGCCTGCGTCGCGCTGATCGCCGGCTCGATCTCGCAGTTCCCGCTGCCGATCTATCAGCGCCAGACCGATGGCCGCGAGCGCGTCGACCATGACCTGTGGTGGTTGCTGAACGAGCAGTTCAACGGCGTGTGGTCGGCGGCTACGGGCTGGGAATACCTGGTGGCGAACATGCTGCTGCGCGGCGACGGCATCGCCTACATCCAGCGCAACCGCGCCGGCGTGCCGATCGGCTTCATGCCGTTCCATCGGAGCGACGTGCGCATAGATAAGATCCACCCTGCAAACCCGAGGGAACCGCATCGCCTCCGCTACCATTTTCAGACCGAATATGGTTTTTTCGGCGCAGAGCAGGAAGACGTTCTGCACTTCCCTGGCTTCGGATTCAACGGCGTGCATTCCATGTCGGTGATTCAGTGGGGGGCACGGAACGGAATCGGGATCGCCATCGAAGGCGACCGCCACGCCGGAAAGTTCTTCAGCGAAGGCGGAAAGCCCGAGGTTGCGATCACGACGACGGGCAAGATGTCGACCGACATGCAGCAGGACTTCGTGACCGCATGGACGCGAAAGTATGGCGGCGTGACCGCAAATCGCCGCGTGCCGCTGATCCTGACGGAAGGCCTAGACGTCAAGGAGCTGACCATGTCGGCGGTAGATCAGCAGTTGCTGGAGTCGCGGCAGTGGCAGGTAATCGACATCGCACGCGCGTTCGGTACGCCGCCGCACATGATCGGCGAGACGACGAAGGCATCCAGCTTCGGCACCGGCATCGAAAGCATGGGCATCGGCTTCGTGCAGTACACGCTGGGCTCGCACCTGAACCGCATCAAAGACGAGCTGAACAGAAAACTTTTCCTGACCTCCCGCTACTTCACCGAGCACAACACCGACAAGCTGATGGAAGGCGACTCGAAAGCCCAGGCTGAATTCTTCTCGAAGGCGCTCGGCGGGCCGGGTACACAGGGGTGGATGGCGGTCGACGAAGTGCGAAAGGTCAAGAACCTGCGGCCGCTCGGCGGCGAGTTCGCATCCGTAATGAAAGCCGGCGCGGCGTAGGATCCAGCGCAGGGCCAAGACACCGCAAACAACGAAGGGCAAACCCATGAAGATCCCGAAGCTTCTGCAGCTGGCGCGTGACAACGCGGCACAATCCAAGCCGATCCGCGCCGAGACTGCGGGGCGGCAGGCAACCATCTATCTGCACGGCATCATCGGCGGCTGGTGGGGCGATATCGACGAGACGGAATTCGTGCGCACGCTCGCTGGCATGGATGTGGACACCATCCATTTCCGCGTCGACTCCCCCGGCGGCGACGTGTTCGCGTCCCGCTCCATGATGACCGCCATCGCTCAGCACAAGGCGAAGACGATCGCGCATGTCGACGGGCTCGCTGCTTCGGCGGCGACCGGGCTGTGCATGTCCTGCGATGAGGTCGAGATCAGCCAGGGCGCCCAGTTCATGATTCACAACGCCTGGACCATCGCCATCGGCAACAAGGCCGACATGTCGAAGACCGCAGGCCTGCTGACGGCGATCGACGCCGGCCTCGCTGGCGACTACACGCGCCGCACGAATCAATCGAACGAGCAGATTGTCGCGTGGATGAACGAGGAGAAATGGTTCACCGCCGACGAAGCGGTCGCGAACGGATTCGCCGATCGCGCTGTCGAGGTCGTGGGCAGCAAGCCGGCGAACGCCTGGAACCTGTCCGCGTACCAGAACGCGCCGAAGCCCAAGGAAAGCACGGGCACCGATGCCAGCGCCGAAGAGGTCGCGGCATTCCGCAATTCGCTGGAGCGGCGATTCTCGCTGCTGGAGCGCATGCCTGCGTAAGCGACTCCCGCGCGCAGCCCAAGACCGCCGAAAGGCGGTTTTTTTTTTGAGCAGAGGAAATAGCGATGCCTGACTTCGATCTCAAAGCCGAGCGGGAGCGCCGCAACGCGCTGGCAAAGGAAACCCGCAACATCATGGACCAAAACCCGGGGGCAACCTGGAACGCCGAGCATCAGAAAAAGTACGACAAGAACATCGCCGAAATCGAGCGCATCGACGCATCTATCGAGCGGCATCAGAAGGTGCTGGACCTGTCCGCCGAGAAGAGCTTCAGGGATGCCGGCGGCCGCGAGCGCGGCGGCGAGGGCGACAGCGGCGACAAGACTGCCGCGATCTTCGACAAGTGGTGCCGCCGCGGCGATCGCGGGCTGAACGACGAAGAGCGCGCAGCGGTGCAGAACGCCATGTCCACGGGCACCGACACCGAGGGCGGCTACCTGGTGCCGACCACGACCGCAACGTCGATCCTCGATGCCCTGAAGGCCTACGGCGGCATGCGCGAAGTGGCGGAGGTCATCCGCACCGCCAGCGGCGAATCGATGAACTTCCCGACTTCCGACGGCACCAGCGAGGAAGGCGAGATCGTCGGCGAGAATCAGTCGGCGACCGATGACGATATCGATTTCGGAGTGAAGGCTCTGCCGGTCTATAAGTACAGCTCGAAGGTGGTCACGGTGCCAATCGAGCTGCTTCAGGACAGCAGCGCCGACATCGAGGGGTTCATCCGCGGCCGCCTACTGACCCGTGTCGGGCGCATCACGAACAAGCACTTCACGATCGGCACCGGCGTGAGCCAGCCATACGGCATCGTCAACGCCTCGACTGTCGGCAAGATCGGCGGCGTATCGGCGACTGCGGCGATCACCTACGACGACCTGATCGACTTGGAACATTCCGTGGATCCGGCTTATCGCCAGCTCGCGAAGTGGATGTTCCACGACGACATGCTGAAGCTGATCCGCAAGGTCAAGGACACCAGCGGTCGCCCGATCTTCGTGCCGGGTTACGAGCAGGGCAACCCGGGCGGCGCGCCGGACCGCCTGCTGAATCGCGACATCTCGATCAACCAGTCGATGCCGGTCCCGGCCGCGTCTGCGAAGTCGATCGCGTTCGGCGAGTTCAGCCACTACAAGATCCGCGACGTGATGCAGGTCACCCTGTTCCGCTTCGCGGATTCGCCGTACACGAAGAAGGGTCAGATCGGCTTCCTGGCCTGGATGCGCAGCGGTGGCAACCTGATGGACGTCGGCGGCGCGGTCAAGACCTTCCAGCACGGCGCGGCCGCGTAATCGGTAGCCGCTGATCCCATGGCGCTGGCGGCTTCGGCCGCCGACGCTTCGCTGAAACAATGAAACCGAAAGGCAACGCACACATGAATGACCTGCTGAACAACATCAACCCGAAACGGGCGATCTCGCCCGTTTCTGTGGCCGACACGACGGCGCAGGCCGGGCAGTGGATCGACCGCTTGGGCTATGAGTCCCTGACGTTCGTGATCCTGACCGGCGGCATCGCCGACGCCGACGCGACCTTCGCCGTGCTGGTGGAGGATGCCGACGCATCGAATCAGAGCGATGCAGCAGCGGTTGCCGACGGCTTCCTGATCGGCACCGAGGCGCTGGCCGGCTTCCAGTTCGACGACGACAACGAGTGTCGGAAGATCGGCTACAAGGGCCTGAAGCGATACGTGCGCGTGACGATCACGCCGGTCGGAAATGCCAGCGCCGCGCTGGTCGCCGCCGTCGCGCTCCTGGGTCACCCGCTCACCGGGCCGACTGCCAACCCGCCGAACTGATCAACGTGGCGGCAGCGCAATCCAGCCTGCCGCCATTCGGAGAACAAACATGTCACGCAAAGCACGCAACGAACCCGCGGCCGCTGCGCCCGAGGTCGTGCGCGCCCTGGTGCTGCACAACAGCGTTTACGGGCGCTGTGGGCAGGTGAAGGAATTCCCGGCGGACGTGGTCAAGGCGTTGCGCCTTGCCGGTTTCATCGATCCTCACCCGAACGCCGTCGCATCGGTCGAGGGCTGAGCAATGCTGCGGACAGTGACCATCGCGGCCACGGAGCCGGTATCGCTGGCCGAGGCGAAGCTGCACGTAAACTGCGTGCACGACGCCGACGACGATCTGATCGAGGGCATGATCACGGCCGCGCGCGAGACGGTCGAAAGGGTGACCGGCTTCGCGCTGGCGACGGCCGATTACGAATGGACGCCAGAAGGCGACAGGCGCGAGCCGTTGCCGATCTGGCCTGGCACTGTGACCAGCGCGACCGACGCCTATCCGGTGCTATTCACCAGCGCACCCGGGCCGCTGCCGGCGACGCTGCGCGCGGCGATCCTGCTGCTGGTCGGCGACATGTACGCGAACCGGGAGGCTGAGATTGTCGGCGTCAGTCGCACGGATAACCCGACGTTCGACCGGCTGATCTGGCCTTACCGGCGAATCCTGCCATGAGATCCGGCCGCTACCGTCACCGCATCACGATTCAGTCGCGCGTCGAAGCGCGGACCGCTGCCGGCGGTGTGGCGGTGTCATGGGCCGACGCGTTTCCCGCGGCGACTGCGCTCGGCGGGATCCCTGCCGAAGTGCTGACCGGCCCCGGGCGCGAGCTGCGCGCTGCGGGCGCACCGGAAGGCGAGACGGCCGCGCGCATCAACTTCCGCCACCTGCCCGGCGTCGACGAGAAGATGCGCGTGCTGTGGGATGGCTTCGTGTTCAACATCCGCAGCGTCGAAACCGATGCGACCGCGCGCCGCGAGACGCGGCTGATCTGTACCGCCGGGGTGAACGATGGCCAGTAATCCGGTCATGCTGCGCGGCCTGGACGGGCTGCTGGCGGCGTTGCAGGCGCTACCGCCGGCGGTAGCCAGCAAGAACGGCGGCCCGGCGCGCGTGGCGCTGGCGCGTGGCGCCAAGGTCATCCGCGACGATGCGCGGGTGCGCGCGCCGAAGGATACGGGCGCGATGGTCGCCAACATCGTCATGCAGCGAGATCGGCAGCCGCAGCAGTCCGGCGCGAACGAGCGCTACATCGTCGGCGTGCGCGGCGGTGCTCGGCGCTACGCCAACACGAAGCGCAACGTGCGCAAGGGGCGCGCGGGGCAGGAATACCAGACGGCCGGCAACACCTATTACTGGCGCTTCATCGAATTCGGCACGGAGCGCCAGCCGGCGCAGCCGTTTCTGCGGCCGGCCTTCGAGACGCAGAAAGAGAACGCGCTCGCGGTCATCACCGACACGCTCGCGAAGGGCATCGAAAGCGCAGCAAAGAAAGTCGCGAGGACTGGCTGATGTACCCCGACGAGTTGTTCGCGATCTTGGATGTCGCCGAAGTTCGGACCGAATTCGGTTCGCCGGTGCGCATCTACCCGTTCGGTGACGCGAAACCGAACGTCGGCCGTCCGTACGCGGTGCATCAGCTGGTCATCGGAACGCCGCTGAACTGCCTGGATGATCCGCCGCCGATGGACGACGAGCGGATCCAGTTTAGCGTCTGGGGCGACACCGACCAGCAGCTCGCGACCGCGGTCAAGGTGCTGCGCACGCAGTTGCAGGCCTACGGCTACATCAACAGCTATTCCAGCCCTGAGCGCGACCCGGAAACGAGGCGCTACGGAATCATTCTCGACTGGTCGCGGCTGGAGCCGTGGCCCACCCCCTGAATCTCGCTTCACGCGAGTAACCCCGGCCCGCCATGTGCGGGCCTTTTCTTTTCTGGAGTCGCCGAAATGGCTATTAAATCGCAGGGCTCGTCCCTTTATTTCCTGGCGCCCGCGGGTATTTCGGGGCTGACCGAGGGCGCGCTGGTGCGCGTGAAGTGCTTCAAATCGTACGAGCAGCAGCGCGGCGCGCGTGCGCAGATCGATACCACCTGCCTCGACGAAGACGTCGGGAGCTTCATCCCGGGCATCATCCAGCCGGGCACGATGTCGATCCAGATCGATCCGGACAACACCGTCGCCGGCCACTGGGAACTGAATCAGCTCTACGAGGTCGGCGTCGTCGTCAACTGGGCGTTCGGCCGGGCGGATGGCACTGCTGCACCGTCGACGGTGCAGGGCGTCGGATCGATTGCAGTCACCGCCGGGGGTACGGGCTACACCTCGGCGCCAACGATCAGCTTCACCGGTGGCGCAGGCACCGGTGCGGCGGCCACTGCTGTCGTCGAGAACGGCGTCGTGACCAGCATCAACGTCACCGCCCCGGGCACTGGCTACACCAGCGCCCCGACCGTCGTATTCACGGGCGGCGTAGGCACCGGCGCCACCGCGACCGCAGCGCTGGCGTGGCGCATCAGCCCACCGACTTCGCGCACCTATGACCTCTTCGCCGGCTACGTCTCCGACTACCCGCTGAGCGCAGGCGTCGGCCAGGCGCTGAATTCGACCGTCTCCGTGCAGATCAGCGGCAAGACGACGGTAAACCGCAAGACGACCTGACCCATCCAACGGCTTGACCCAACGGCTACCGCCTATGGGTCCGGCCGGCGCGTCTGCTGTTCGCCGTGGAAGACCCCGGCCGGCACCCTCCGTCAACTGGAATTCGAATGACTGACAAGGTGAAAGCAACGCTCGGCGCAACGCTGAGAGACCCGTGTCGCGGCGCGAAGCCCGACCGCATCACGTTCCTGCTGCCGACTGAGAGTGGGCAGAACATCACCCTGCACGCGCGCCGCATCGGCTTCCTGGAAAAGCAGGAAATGGCGTGGGCCGCGAGACAGGCCGGCCGCACCGGCTTCGCCGACATGATCGCCGCCAGCATCGAGAACGACGACGGCGTGCGCTTCACCGTGGAAGAGCTGCTGTCCGGCGACCTGCTCACCGACGAGCAGATGAAGCTGCTGCAGGAAAAGGCGCTCGAGGCGAACCCATCGACGACGGAAGCTGACGCAAAAAACTGACCGCGGAAGACGAGCTGTGGATCGAGCTGGGCATGGCCTTCGGCCGTCTTCCGTCTGAAGTCCGGGAACGCATCACCGCCTGGGACTTCCAGAAGTATCTGGACTATCGCGACAAATACGGGCCACTAAGCCCGGTGCGGATGTACGACCGCGGCCCGGCGGTCGTCTCCTCAACGCTGATGCGCGTGAACGGAAACGCCAACTCCAAGGCGACCGACTTCCTGCCGCACGGCCAAGAGCCGGCCGAACCCTTCTACGACGACCCCGAATAGGAATCACCGATGGCATCGACCTCGCTCGGCCGGCTTTACGTCGACCTGCTGATGAAAACCGGCAGCTTCGAGACGGACGCCGGCCGCGCGGCGAAGATCGCCGAAAAGCGTGCGCGGGAGATCGACAAGGCGTTCGCCGCAGCAGTGGGCAACACGACTGCCAACCTGCAGAAAATGGGCGCCGGATTGCTGGGGGTTTTCAGCGGGATCGCCGCTGGCAGCAAGCTGGTATCAGTGCAGCGCGAGTTCGACGTGCTGAATGCGCAGCTGATCACGGCAACGGGCAGCATGGGCGGCGCATCTACCGCTTTCGAGAACCTTCAGAAGTTCGCGGCCAAGACTCCGTTTGCGCTGCAGCAGTCCGTCGAGGCATTCGTCAAGCTGACGAACCTCGGGCTTACGCCATCCGAGCGCGCGCTCACCTCTTACGGCAACACTGCATCTGCGATGGGCAAAGACCTGTCGCAGCTGATCGAGGCGGTTGCCGACGCGACGACGGGCGAATTCGAACGGCTGAAAGAGTTCGGGATCAAGGCGAAGCAGCAGGGCGGCAAGGTGTCGCTGACGTTCAAGGGGGCGACGACCACCATCGGGAAAAGCGCCCAAGAGATCGAGGCCTATTTGATCGGTCTGGGCGAGGTCGAGTTCGATGGCGCAATGGCTCGCCGCATGGATAGCTTGGACGGAAAGCTGTCGAATCTCGGCGACTCGTTCGACTTGTTGTTTCTGACGGTAAGCCAGAGCGGACTGGGCGATGCGTTTTCTGATGGCGCGGAGGCTGCCGCCGCCGCGATTGCCGACCTGACGGCAGAGATCGAAGCGGGCGAATACGATGCGTTTTTCGCAAGCATCAGCGACACCACTGGCGCGCTGTCAAAGCTGGGCGGGGAAGTCGGGCTGCTGAGCGGGTCTCTGAGCATCGCTTCCAATCTGGTGACTGCCGCGGTCGATGTTTTCACCGTGCTCGGGACGGCTGTCGGTGCGGCCGCAGCCCAGATGACAGCCCTTCGCAACATCGCAGCTGGCGTCATTTCCCTGGACTGGGATCGAATCAGGCAGGGCGCCGGGCTTTCTGCAGAGGCGATATCCGCAGGAAGAAATGCACTGCTTTTCGGCACCGACAACAGCGGGAAGAGCTTGCTTCGCCTTGGGAACGAAGACCCGTTCCGGAATGTTGTGAGCACCGTGTCGTCGAGCTATGAGGTCAAGCCTGTTCGCGCGCGCGGTGGCTCGGCGCCAGCGGGTGGCGGCGGAAAGAAGGCCGGGAAAAGTGACGCAGAGAAAGAGGCTGAGCAACTGGCAAAAGCGCTTCAGGCTCTGGGCGAAAAACAGGATGAGCGGCTGGCGAAGCTGCAGGCCGAATTGGATATTGGCAACAAGATCGGCGAGGCGTGGCAGGTCGCCTACGACATACAGAAAGGCGAGCTGAAAAAGCTAGAGCCGGCTGAAAAACTCCGCCTCCTGATCGGCGCAGAGACGAATGAGCAGCTGGAAATTCAAATCGACCTACGCGACGAGCTGAAGAAAAAGGCAGGCGAGCAGGCCAAGAACTTCAAGCGCGTCACTGACGATTTGGCCGCAGAAGCTGCGGCCTATTCAATGACGAATCTCGAGCTGCGCACGCGCAACGCCCTGAAGGAAGCCGGCGTAAAGCTGGACAGCGCGCAGGGCCAGGCCATCGCCGCGCTGGTGCAACAGGCCGACAAGGCCGAGCGCCTGGCCGACGTAATGGACAATGCCCGCGGCATCGCCTACGACTTCCTGATCGACCTGCCGAACGGCGCTGCGGATGCGTGGAAGAACGCGCTCGCGTCGATCGAGTCGATGCTGCTGCAGTGGGCGGCGAAGGGAATCATCGAGCAGGTGTTCGGGCAGTCCGGCACGACCGGCGGCGGATCGATGTTCGGCGACATGCTGGGCGGCCTGTTCGGCGGCGATGCTGGCGGCGAGGCCGGCGGCTTCAACTGGGGCGGGATCTTCTCGTCCCTGTTCGGCGGCGGTCGCGCGAATGGCGGCCCGGTAGCCGGCGGGAAAATGTACGAGGTCAACGAGCGCGGCATGCCCGAGCTGCTGAACGTCGGCAGTAAGCAACTGCTGATGATGCCGGCCGGGCAAGGCGGGCGCGTCACGCCAATGCGCACCGGCGGCGGATCTTCGATGGTCAACAACTTCTACCTGTCCGCGCCGACCGAGCACCGGACGCAGCAGCAGATCGCCGGAAAGCTGGAATACACGCAGAAGCGCGCGAGCGCGAGGAATAGCTGATGTTCGTGGACAAAGAGTTCGAACTTCGCGCCGGCTATGGCTGGCAGGGCGGCCCGTTCTTTCGCACCCGGGTCAAGGCGCTGCAGAACGGACACGAGCGCCGCGCTGCGATGGCCTCTCGCGTCCGCCACCGGTACAGCGCGCCCCTGCAGAACTTCCTGGAGGACCGCGCGCGCGACTACGTGAAGGGCTGGTTCCTCGCGATGAACGGCATGGGAAACAGCTTCAAGATCCAAGACCCCAGCGACTACCGCGCCACGCTCGAATCGCTCGGCGCCGCGCCGGCCGGAACGACGCCTGTGCAGCTGCGCAAGATCAGCACCTTTGGCATCGCGAGCTATGAGCGGATCATCGACAAGCCCAAGGGCGGCACGGTCACCGTGTACCAGAACGGCGTCGCCAAGGCCGGCACGCTCGACACGCTGACCGGACTGTTCACGCCGTCGACATCCTGGACCGGCGGCGCCGCGCTCACCTGGACCGGCGAGTTCTATGTCGCCGTCCGCTTCGACTCCGACGAGCTGATGATGTCGATCGACAACAAGTCCGGCGGCTCGTTCGTGATGAACGGCAGCGTCGACCTGATCGAGGTCTTCGGCGAGTGAAGACGATCCAGATTGCGCTGCAGGCGGCGAAGAGTTCGGCGCTATTCAAGCCGGAGGAATTGCTTCGGGTTGGCCCGCTGAAGGACGGCACCGTGTACGGCTTCACGTCGCTGGATCGCGACGAGACATACGACGACGGGAACGGAGATGTGACCTACCGCGCGCATACCGGCTTCAGCGGATCCGCGATGACCGCGGCCGCCGACCTGAGCGTCGACAACGCGGAAGCCGAGACGCTGTTCGGCACCTTCAGCGTGCCGGGCGTGACGCAGGAACAGATTGATCTTGGCTTGTTCGACAACGCGCCGTACGTCCTCTATCTCGTCGACCACGGCAATCTGGCCAACGGGCACGAGGTCATCTCGTCCGGCACCATCGGCGCCCAGCGCACGAAACACGGCATGTTCGCGATGATGGAGCTGCGCAGCACGTCGCAGCAGGCGAAGCAGTCGATCGTCGACCTGACCAGCCTGACGTGCCGGTGCAAGAAGTTCGGCAGCCAGCCCGGCGACGAGCGTTTCCCGTGCCTGTACGACATCGATCCGGAGTGGGAAAACTTCACCGTGTCGGCCTTGGGCGATGAGGTGACGCGGCAGTTCAACACCTCCGACCTTTCGCAGGCGCAGGACTTCTTCGCGCCCGGCGTGGTGGATTGGCTGACCGGCGCGAATGCCGGCACTCAGGTCGAGGTCGAATCGTTCGGCCCGACGCCGCAGCGATATCACGCGCTGCTGCACTTCGGCGGCGCCAACGGCAGCACGTCGTTCCCCGACGACACCGGCCGAACCTGGACCGTCAACGGCAATGCGCAGGTGTCGACCGCATGGGCCGCGCTCGGCAGCGGCTCGCTGTTGCTGGACGGCAATCAGGATTATCTGCTCACCGCCGATAGTGCAGACTTCCACTTCGGCGCTAGCATGTTCACCGTCGAGTGCTTCTATCGCCCAGACACTGCGGCAACGAACGCGGCGATCATTGGGAAGTGGGCCGGCACCAACTCCGCCCGCGCGTGGATCCTGTACCTCAACGCTGGCAGCCTGTATTTCCGCTTCAGCGAGTCCGGCAGCGGCACGCTCCGGGATGTCTCGGTCGCGTGGGCGCCGGTCGCGGGGCAGGCCTACCACATGGCCGCGTCGCGAGACGCCAGCGGGGTGGTGCGCCTGTTCATTGATGGCGCCGTCGTCGCGCAGGCGACGCGACCGCAGACGGTCAACAACGGCACCGGCACGGTGCGCATTGGGCATGCGAACGACTTGACCGCGGCTTATTACGTGGACGGCAATATCGATGAGGTCGCCATCACCAAGGGGCTGTGCTTGCGGCCTGGGCCATTCACCCCGCCGACCGTGCCGCTGGCGCTGCGCACCGGCGGCGATGTCACGCAGCTGTTCGGCGTCCCCGCGGTGATCAGCGTCGGCGACACCGGCCGCATCCGCCGCGACTGTGCGCGCGAATGGACGGGGCACAACAGCTGCGAAACCTACTGGGGTACCGACAAGGGTCTGCACTACCGCGGCGAACCGCATCTGCAGCCGGGCGATCCGGTGCAGGTCCCCGGGGCTGAGACGTGACGCGCGCCACTACGCCACTCATCGCCGCCGCGCGCGCCGCATTCATCGCCGCCGCGCGCGCCCGGGTCGGCGTGAAGTTCCGCCACCAGGGCCGCAGCGCAACGCACCTCGATTGCATTGGCCTGATGGTCACCGCGCTGGCCGACGCCGGTACCGCCTGCAATGACCGCCGGGCGTATGGCCGCGACCCGGCGCGCGATGATCTCAGGTCGGCACTGCGCCAGCACTTCGGCCCGCCGGTGGCCATCGCACCGGACCTGTCCGCCGTGCAGCCCGGCGACATCGCGCTGATGGCTTGGCACCTGCGCCCGCAGCATGTCGCGGTGTTCGGCGATTACGCGCACGGCGGCCTGTCCCTGATTCATGCCGATGCGCAGTTCGGCGCTGTCGTCGAGCATGCATTCGCCGCTCCCTGGATTGATCGCGTCGCCGAGGTTTACCGCCCATGAGTACCAGCCAAATCCTCGGCGGCGTCGGCGGCGCGGTCGGCTTCTACTTCGGCGGTGCCCGCGGCGCGCAGTGGGGCTACATGCTCGGCTCGCTGGCCGGCAGCATCATCGACCCGCAGCGCATCCGCGGCCCATCGATCGGCGACGGGCAGACGCAGCTATCGCAGGACGGCGCGCCGATCAACATCGTCTACGGCACGATGGTCGTCATCGGTACCGTCTGCGACCCGGGCAAACTGACGAAAGTCATCGTCAAGGAACAGCAGGGCAAGGGCGGCCCGGTCGTCGAGAACGAAACATTCCGCCGCACCTACGCCATCCTGATCTGCGAAAGCGCCGAGGGCACGCCGGCGGAGGTCGTCGGCATCCGCCGCGTGTGGCAGGACGAGAAGCTGGTCTACGACGCCAGCGTCGACGGCGACCGGCCGGAGATCAGCGGCAGCACCTTCGTCGATTACGTGAAGGGCCGAAACTCAATGTCGGCATCCTTCCGCAAAATCGCGAAGTTCTACACCGGTACCGAGGCGCAGTTGCCAGACCCATCGCTGGAGGCGATTCACGGCGTCGGCCAGACCCCGGCGTATCGCGGCCGCGCGTACATGGTCGTGACGAATCAAGACCTGACCAATCGCGGCGGATCAATCCCCAGCTTCCGTTTCGAAGTCCTGACCGCCGGCGTCGCCAGCACGGTGACCAACGGCCTTGCATCTACCGTGCACAACGCCTCGCTGTTCGACTCTGGCGGGACAGAAAGCAAGGACGCCAAGTCGGACATTTTTCCCATTACATCCGACGCCGCCATCCTGTTCCTCGCCAATAACTCGGCCCTGACCGGGGCCGGGCGCATTCGAATCATCCCGCTCTACAGTACGCCGACGGTCTACAACGGCCCGGCCCGGCCTGAAGACCTGGCTATGGCCGGAGGCGCAATCTACGATTCCGGCTGGTATGCGAGCGACGGCCTGGTAGCCCAGGATTTTTCCGAGTACGAAATCGATGCCGGCAGGTTCGCCCCCAGCGTCTCGATTGGCGCGCCGCCATCCGCCATGCTTCGAACCAGCCGCAAGGTCCGCGGCCTGCTGGTGCTGCTGGATCTGTATGCAAACGGCACCGGCGGTGTGGAGATCGACATCAATTGGCCGTCGCTTACCGGCGGCATCACGGTACGGCACGACGACGGCCTGCCCGATGCGCTGGTCGCGACAGACGGCACGATCTATTGGCCGGCCTGGGCCACGCCAGCGCCGACCGAGCGAATCACGCAGGCGCTGGTGCCGCTGGAAAGCATCATGGAGGACATCGCCGGCATGACCGGTATCGCGCCGGCGCAGATGGATCTGACCGCAATCGAGGGGTACACCGTGCGCGGCTACCGCCTGTCGCGGCAGATGACCGGCGCCGACGCGCTGCGCGGACTGCAGCAGCCGTTCCTGTTCGACATGCCGGAATGGGACGGCAAGCTGCGCGCCGTGCGCCGCGGCGGCGGGATCATGGCCACGATCACCGATGACGACCTACTCGACACCGGCGAGGACGACGAGACGCGCGCGCAGCAAGTCGAGATCCCGCGAGCACTGCACGTCGCCCACCTGGACCCGTCGGCGAACTATGCGGCCACGAAGCAAACATCCCAGCGCCGCGTGACCAACATCGCCAGCACCGGCGAGGTAACCGTCGAGGTCTCGCTGGCGCTGCTGCCAGACGAAGCCGCGCAGCTGGCCGATACCCTGCACAAAATCACCTGGAGCGGCGCCGAGGGCGAGATCAATCTCGCGCTGCCGGATCAATGGTCGTTCCTGACGCCATCGGACCGGATCGAATACCGCAGCCGCACCTACCGGATCGAGGACATCGAGTGGCGCGACGGCGAATACCGGATCCACGCGCTGTACGACCGCGTCAGCGACTACAGCAGCATCGCCAGCGGCACGAACAAACCGACCGTTCCGCAGTGGCAGGCGCCCGTCGGGACAACCTACATCGAAGTCCTGAACATCCCGATCCTGTCGGAAGCCGACGACGAGCCCGGCCTATACATCGCCGCCTACGGCACCAGCACGACCTGGCGCGGCGCGTTGCTACAGGTCAGCGCCGACAACGAACTGAGCTGGCAGGACATCACGACCGTCACGAAGACCGCGAACATCGGGTACAGCACCACTGCGCTGATCGCGGAAACGGGCGGATTGCCTTCGGTGCAGACGTTGACCGTGTACCTGCCGGCGGCGCCGGAGTCGGTGACCTTCGAGACCATGCTGCGCTATCGCAACCGCGCATTGCTGGGCGACGAGATCATTCAATTCCAGACCGTGACCGACCTGGGCAGCGACCTCTACCTGCTCAGCGGGATCATCCGCGGCGTGTACGCCACGACCAGCGGCACGCAGGCGGCGAATTCGCGGTTCGTCATGCTCGACGAGAACGTCACCTTCGTGCCGGTGCTGCGCACGCTGCGCGGGCAACTGCTGAAACTCAGGGCAGTGACCAGCGGCGGAAGCGCCGACAGCGCGCCGATCTATCCGGTGATGCTGGAAACCTTCGCCAGCCAGACAGAGTTCCCGGTGTCCAACGTCGCTGCGACGCGCGATGTCTCGGTCGATTCGGTCGCCGTGTCGTGGGTTGGCCGCGGCAGGCTGGGGCCGGAGACGGCGCCGTACCACTCGCAATACTTTGCCGGCTACCGCGTGACCTTCAGCGACGGGCATACCGCCGACACCACCGCGAGCAGCTACACGTATTCCGGCGTACCTGCCGGCGTCACAGTCACCGTCTCGGCGCTCAACATCATCACGGGCGCAGGCCCGGCATCTGCAGGGATCATCGTATGACCACCCCGAACCTCGCCCTGGCCAGCATGGACGCCAACATGCTGCAGCCGTCCTTCGCCTTCAATGCAGCCATGCGCGACCTCGATGCACTGGTGTTCATGGCGATCGTCACCACCACCAACACGCCGCCCACCACCACGGCCCCGGCCGACGTGGGCAAGCGCTGGATCGTGGGGGCATCGCCCACCGGCGCATGGTCCGGGCAAAGCAAGAACATCGCGCTGTGCGTGGGTGCCAACCTCTGGCATTTCCTCATCCCCAAGGAAGGCTGGACCGCGCGCGACGTGACCACCGACCTGCGCTGGGAATACAGCGGCAGCGCGTGGGCCGTGCAGAACTTCGCCGCCGGCGCCGAGTTCGCCGGCATGATCACCGGCCTGGCCATGGAATGGGTATCGACATCTTCTGTGCGCGTCACCACCGGCGCGGCCCACATCGAAAGCACGGGCCGCGTGCTGGCAGCAACTTCGGCCATCACGAAATCCAGCCTGTCTCTTTCCAACAGCACGAACTACCACCTGTATCTGTATTCGAGCTCGGGCACGCCGGACATTGAGGTTTCGACGACAGCGCCAGCCACGCCGTACGCAGGAAGCGCACGCAGCAAGACCGGGAACACGGCGCGCAGGTATATCGGCAGCATCCGATCAAATGCTTCAGGGCAGGTGGTCCGCTTCCACCACAACCCTAGCAACGGCCATATCACCTACCTGGCCGACATCAATGGTTCCGGCCTGTACGTGCTCAACACTGGCGTGGCGGCGACCTCAACGAATGTAACGCCCGCAGTGGCCCCGCCGACAGCCAGGACCATGATCGCCTTCATGGAAAATACGTCCAACGAGCTTGTGTTTATCTCCACACCGGATCTCGGCGCCGCGAGCGGATTCAACATCCTGCAGTTCTTGCGTCCGTCGGGTGTCGTCTTCGGGCCGATGGCGCTATCGGCGGCGCAGCAGTTCAACTACGTGCTGTCCGGCGTGCCCGCGTCCGGAAGCTTCAATGTCTGGTGCTGCGGCTATACCTTCGAGCGCTGATCGACGCGCTGGAATTCGACGACCCAGACCCACGGGTTCGCGTCCCAGCTACCGGCGCCGTTGATCGATTCCCACAGCGCGGCATAGGCCCCGACTGGCGTATCGCGCGCGCACGGGTCCGTGTCCGGATATCCCGTTCCGAATAGCGGCCCATGTCCGCCCATGTCGTATTTGATGATGCCCTCCGCAGCCGCGTCAGCCTCGCTGATCGCGTTCAGCCGTTCGACGCGCACGCCAGTTATCTCCAGATCGATGCGCGACGCCAAGCGGGGCATGTGCATAGGCGGAACCGTCTTTCCGCCATCAAGCGCAGCATCGTTTGATCGGTACAAGTTCAGCTTTTCCCAGCGCCCGAACGCCTCGCTTTCGATGTCCTCCGCACTGGCCACTTGGACGCAGGCGCCGTCTGCGAGATATTCCACGGCCCGCGAAAAATCATCGAGGTCCGCAGCCCGCACCGACTCCCTCACCCACAGCCGGTCTCCTGGCTGGCCGTATGGGCACGGGAACGGATCGCCGCAGCCCATTCCTGTTGCCGACAGAACCCAGTTCCAATCACCGGCTGGCGTGCGGTATGGCCGGACAGGATGAAGCCCGGCGCCTCCGTTTGGCTGCGGCTGCGGTTTCACCACGCGCCGCGTTTTCGTCTTCGTGCCGGCGAGGATCGCGCGCACCATGGGCGCGGAAAATAAAATGGGTCTTTCGCGCATTCCGTTCATGCCGCACCAGCCTGCAGATCGACCCAGTTGTCCAACTGCCGTTTCGCCTCCGCCGGCACCGGACGGCCGCGTTCGTAATTCGACACGTACGCCACAGCGCGCACACCCGCTTCGTCGGCCACTTGGTGCTGCGTCATCCCGAAGGCGGTGCGGAGCGCCAGCAGCGTGCTCGGGCTTCCGTAGTCGGCGTGCTGCGTCTTCATGTGCTGACGAAGGTTATCGAAGCTGCGATTGCAGCACGGGCACACGCCATTCGATATGCGCACGCGCATCTTCTTGTGAGCCTTGGCGATAGAGTCGCGCTGCGCCGCAGCCTGGTTTGCGCTTGCCTGCGCACGCGCGAGGTCCGCGTCTCGCTGTTCGAGCTGACGCTTCAGCCGCTGCGCTTCGGTTGCGCCTGTGTAGTGCTGCCCGTGCCCGGATGGGCAGTAGAACAGCTTGTGGTCGTCGCGGCGGCGGCGTTGGAAATCCAACGGCATCGCGAACACAATGCCGCAGTTGCAGCACGTCTCCGTGGAAAGCCAAGTTTTCTCGACGAATTCGGCCATAGGTATCAACTCCTCAGAAAAGCATGGCCGACGTTTGCCGGCCATGCGTGGTAGCGGTTACGCGATCAGGTCAACGATCAGCCCGGGCCGCCGGGCGTGGTGCTGCCGTCGCCGACAGTCGCATAGGGGTTCGGGAACGGCGGCAGATCGCCCGGCGGCATGGCTTCGAGTTCGTTCTCGGGAACCCAGCTTTTCCGGCTGTCGCCATCGCCGTCGATGTGCGGGTGCAGGTACTGCGTGCGATCGCCTTCGACATCGCAGATGCCTGCGACGTAGCCCTAGCGCCCGGAAACGATGTTGCGCACGGTGTCTTTCTTCTGGAACTTCGACATTCGGTTTTCTCTCATTGCTTGCGGCAGAATCAGCTGCCGCGGCTGGTCAGGCGTAGCGCCTGGAACTTGATCGCGATGCGGCGCCACAGCGGCGTGCGCATGCGCTGCAACTCGTCTTTGAGCCGGTAGATCTCGGCATCACGGTTGCGGATGATCTGGCGTAGCGTGTCCTTGCGCGGCTGCTTCATGCGGCGCGGCAGGCGCGGGATCAGTTGGGGCTGTCGGCGGCTCACCGTTCGGCGTCCTTCGGTTGCGGGGCGAGGGCTTTCTCAGGGGCTCGGCATCCGGTCTGTCGGCCACCAATCTTAGGCGCCATGCAATGTCCCGGTGTGCAGAAGCATCCCGGCGGCAATGGCCCAGGCTTCCGAAGCAAAGAAGGGGTATCCGTCACCCCGGCCTCGGGAGGATTGGCGGGCGGGGTGTCGTGGACTTCGAGCCCGCCGCAGATATCCACCAGCATCATCGCCATGTTCGCAACGTCGGCGGCGTGTTCGCAGATCGCGTTTCCGGCCTCCTTGCGCACGGCTTTCTGGAGCTTCGCGAGGTGGTAGTAGATTTCGAGGAGGCATGTATCCGTGGACATCCGCAGCCAGCCCGGCCGATCACCTTTGCCGGAATTGGCGTGCAACTCGGCGCGCATCAGCGCCACGAATGGAAGCAGCACGTTGTCGTACTTTTCCGCAACCCCGCCCGCCTTGCCCTGCTGACGAACGATTGCCCGTAGCTCATCAGCGATGTAGTACGCCTCATCGTTTCCGGTGCGCTGCCACAATGCCTCGGCCCGGTCCGCCAGCCGCGTGATGTCGTCGCCGGTCATGGCTGCGATCCTGTGAGGCGGCGGGCGCGCATTATCACGGCGGTCGAATTCTGCCCATTTGGATTTTCGTCAAACGCTAGAACTGCTTCGCGAAGGCTGGAAAAATGATCGACATTTTCCACCGCCTCGCCCTGAGTCGTCATCGGCTGGGGGGCATGCCCGCGGATCACGTCATAGCACATGTTCAACGCATCGTTGTAGCCGCCCGCGTAATTCGCGGGCCACGCTTCCGGGTTGCTGATGGGCGCCGGCAATTCGCCAAACCATGCCGGCACCGCGCCCGCGGGCCTGGGGCTTTCGTCGGCGAGCCGGCACGATCCGCGATCCTTGCAGTCATCACCGCATGCCCCACAGCCCGCAGGCTGGGGCGTGGCGACAGGCGGACCGTGTGGACCAATGCGCGTCTTGGCGACCAGCCAATCCCAGCCGTGTTTCGGATTGCCGGTCTCGAATACGCCTGAAACCCCCGCTTCGCCAAGCACTTCGTAGGGCAGCGCATACGGCACCACTGCCCAGCCAGCAAGCGCCAGCGCATCGATTGCGCGCTGCGGCCATTCTTCGAGTTCGGTATCGTTGTTGTCCATCGCCGAGAATGCCGCCGCCATGGCGTCAATCGGGCCGACAGCGTTGTGGTATTGGATGGCATCGGCTGCCGGGTTGATCGTGCTCTGCTGCCCGGCGGCGAAGCGTGCAGCGATGCGAGGCGCCCACCATCGCGGATCGCTGATGACGGTCCCCGGCGGCATCTCGCGCGCCAGCCATTCGGTGAATTCGGTCATGCTCACGGGGCGGCTCCCGTATTGAGCAGTACGCCGCAGCACAGCGAAAGTTCTTCGCCGGGCTTCTCCCGCTTTTCCATCGTGTACAGATCGGCGTCGATGCCGGACCACCCGTGGCCAAAGTAATCCGCAGCCTCGCGCCAGCCGGAAAGCTCGGCTTCTGCCCTGCTGCGTTCCTGTGGCGTTTTTGCGTCGTTGACCGCATCGACCATTTCAAAATGACTTCTTTTCACGGGGCGGCTCCTTCTTGGTTGGTGGGCTTGAGGGTTGTGAACTGACCGCAGCCATGGCAGAACAGCACGCCGGCGCTTTTGTTGTAGACGCCAAACTCACGGCCACCGCAGTCATCGCAGGAAACTTCGCCTTGTGGACACCCATCCGGCACGCTCGCGGGCGACTTGATCGGGGCATCTCTGCCGAGTGATTCGACGGGGACTGGGCTGCAAACGATCCCGTTCGTCATAGCGTCATCGACGAACGCGACAAGCTCGGCACCGAACGTCGGAGTGCAGTCGCCAAGGTCAAGTCCGTACACGCACCACGGCGAACCCTTGCGGCCTTCGGTGTTGATCGCGTGATCGCGCAGCCATCGGAAGCGCGTAGCGTCCTTGGCGTCGGCCTGCTGCGACTCGATCGGCACGGCGGGCTCGTCTAGAGGATGCCTTTCCCGACGGCCATCGATTTTCCCAAGCATATAAACGGCGGTCATCTCGTCTGGAACGGTATGCGCCACAAACTGTGGAGCCGGCAGCGCGCGGATTGCTTCCTCGATCTCCGACAGTTCGCAGTAATACTCGTCCCGCTCCGGGTGCCCGTTGCCGAACTCCAGAACGCCGGTTGCCGGATCGACAAGCCCATATTCATCGGCGAACGCACAGCGGCGCTTTTCGATCCACTTCGCAGCAGCAAGACGGCCGGCATCCCACGACCCGGAACCAGCGAACAGGCCGCGCGTCAACAGGTGCGTGTACAGGCCGCGAAGGTTTGACGCTACGGCGTCGCGGACTTCGTTGGGCGTGTCGTGAGACCAGCGCAGATTCCGGATGTACGAATCAAGGATGGAAAAGTCGTGATGCACGCAGCCAGCAGCGGCATCCGCATCCCTCCCCAGCGACTCGACCGGCACGGCGGGCGGGATCGGCTTGCGATCACATGCCGGATAGCCGCATTGCAGGTTGTGCAGTTGACATCCGCCAGCCTGCTTTTTGTTCTCACAATGGCCTGCGGAGTACGAAGCCACTGGCGCCACGGCCTCGGCCTTCGTGAGGGCGGATTCGAGGCGGTCGGCATCTGCGTCGCAGCCGGCGGCGCGAAGATCTGCGAGCGCCTTTGAGATTCCTTCTGTGATCATGGCGTAACTCCCAGTAGTGAAAGGTCATAAGCATCGACCGCATCGCGAAGCCTGGCGCGCATGCGGCGGAGTTCGTTGGCGATCCCGCGCCGCGAGTCGTGCTTGTGAAACGTGCGCGCCTCGCCGAAGACGCGGCGGTTGATTTCGCTGCGGCGATAGATGCGCCACTGCATGTGGTCTTCGCCGATCTGTACGCGCGCCCATCTGATGCGCTGCCCGTGTTTCGGCTGCCGTGGTTTCATCGTCTCGCCCTCTGCAGGATGTCGTGTGCCGACGCCTTCGCGAGCCCGTAGCGCTTCACGATGTCGCATGGCCGGATCGCATGCGGCAGGTCCGGCCATGCGCGCAACGCGTTGACGATCGCGTCATTCCGCTCGCGGCCGCTCAGGAAGCGCAGCATCGGCAGGTCCGGCATGTCGGCAGCCGTCGGCTTGTCCAGCCTCCGGCCGGGGACGAATCCCCAGCCGGCCGGCGCGTAGATGGCGCGCGCCTCGCTCATTGCGGGCCTTTCGTGGCAGCCGCGACCAGCAGTTCCGCCATTGCTGCGCAGATCCGCGTGAAGTCGCGCTCGTGGTAAAGCTTCGCCGCACCCTGGACGTTGACCGGATCGAACCCTAGCTTCGACATGCCGTCTGCGCTGATCGACAGCGGCGCGATCCGGGCATTGATGTCGCCGAGCTTGATCGTAGCCGTCGATTGCGTGCCGACGGACAGGTCGGCCACCGCCGGAACCAGTTCTCCGCCCCCGGGTGTCCCTTCGCCCTGTACGTGGCCCGCATTCGCAGCATGCTGAGCCTGCGTCCGGTCAGGGAATTCACCACTATCGGGAACACCGCCCGAGGGTTGGGAGCCGCGCACCGAATCGGCGGCCGCCTGTTCTTTTTGAGCCTGCTCGCGCTCCAGTCGATCAATCTCCGCCAGCCGCGCGCGTTCTCGGCCTTCGTCCTCCCGGCGCAGGCGATCGAACTCGGCATCGGCGCGGGCGGCCTCTTCAGCCCGGATCCGCTCGCGCTCGTGGTCCAGGCGCTTCTGTTCCTTTGCCTTGTGCTCGGCGATGCGCGCCGCAGCGAGGTTGCGCAGATCGTCCGGAGCCTTGCTAGCGCACAGCTGCACGCGGTCGGGGAACAGGTGCGTAAACTCGCCGCCGTCCGCCATATCCTGAAGCAGGCGGACATTCGCGCGCACACGCTCCGCCTGCTGGCTGGCCGCGATCTTCAGATTGGCGGCCGCCGAATCGATGGCGTCTCCCATGCTGGCGAACGACTTCTTCCCCTTGATCGACGCGCCGAGTTCTGTGATCAGGTTGATCGGCTGGGCGATGGCGTGCGCGCCGAGGCTGGCATTGATCGTCGTGTAATGCGCCAGCACCGCCTGACGGCCGCGCTCGACGATCTCCGTGCGGCGCGCCAGCTTGCGGGCGTCGACGAGCTTGGCGAGCGCTAGGCGCGTCGAGCGGGCCTGTTCCTTCATGCGATCGATCGTCTTGAACGTTGCCTCGATGCTTTCGGTGCCGCTCAGGATGCGAGCCTTGGCGGCCTCGAGCTGCGATTCGATGTCGCAGCAGCCCTTCACGGCGAGCTCGGCGTCGGCGAAGTCCTGATCGGTCGACAGGTCGCGGTTGATGCTGCTGAACAGATCTGTCGCGGCGGCCTCCCATTCGGCGAGATTCGACGCAGTGACCATGCCGGTGACTTCGATGCGCAGCGTCGGGAGCGTGCCCGGGGCGCGGCCGGCCGGAGCCGGCGCAGTCTGTTCCTTCGCCTGATACGCCAGCACGTCGGCTTGGAACTGCTTCCAGCCGTCGACGATGCGCGCGGCCATCACAGGATTGGGCGTGTACCAGCAGTGCCGCGCCGGCTCCGCCAGTTCGTCGCCGCCCCACTTCGACGCCATGAACAGCACGCGCGCGCCGTCGGCGACCATGGACTGCTGCTCCATCTGCACCAGGTAAAACTCAGGCAGATCGGCACCGGTGCAGCCGTCGACCATCACGGCGCGCAGCGTGTTGTTCAGCGTCTTGTGCTCGAAAACCGTGTCCTGGAGCATCGTCAGCCCGTCGAAGCTGGCCGACAGCGCGAGGTCATCAGCGACGCCGACGCACGGGTAGAGGTCTTCGCCGATGATCGCCTCGGCCAGCGGCCGGGCCAGCGCCTCGAAGCGGTGGCCGTCATCGAAGCGCCGCTGCGTGGCCGCGTCGACATCCGCCGTCACGCCGGTGGCGTATTCCCGCACCAACTGCGCACGGGTCTTGTACGGCGACACGCCGAGCATCGCGGGCGCATCGCTGGCGTTGAAATGCGTAGCGCGGTGGGCGTGCCATTCCGGCGAGCCCTGGACAAGATTGACGATCTTCATGCCTGCGGCTCCTGCGTTTCGTCGGGCCAGTATTCGTTCGGCTTGCTTTCGCCTTCCGTTGCCGGCGGCGGCGCATCCTGCTCGGCAGCTTCTGCGGCGGCCGGCGGCGCGTCTTCTGCGTTCGGCGCCTCGCCCTTGATCTGCGCGACCTGCTCCGCCGACAGAACGCCCTTCGTCGATGCCATCGCGATGATTTCTTCCGGCGTGCGCTTGCCGGTGTCGATTGCGGTGCGCCACGCCGGGAGGTTCTTGGCGAACTGATCGTCGGCGTACGGCTTCAGCTCGGCGCGCTGCGTCTGCGGTGCCGGGCCGCCAGTGCTGAACGCATCCTCGGGCGTGGTGTCGCCTTCCTTGATCGCGGTGAGCAGCCCGCGCAGGGTGACCAGATGCTCGAGCCCGATGTCCTCGATGCCGGCGACCTCCAGTTTCGCGCAGATCTTGTCGGCCGACACGCCGAACTTCTGAAATGCGGCCACGGCATCGGCGCGACGATTGGCGAGCGTCTTGATATCGCCCATCACCGTTTTCCGCGCGGCTTCGTAGATGCTGCCCCAGAATGCCTTGGGTACGCCCTTCAGCACCGCGTTGCGCAGCGCGATCGAACAGGCCGCATTCGCGGTGACGCCGATCATGTCGGGCTTGTAGCGCTTCCCGTTCGCGCCGGTGATCCGGCGCTGCACTTCGTACGTGATGGCGACGTTCCGCTCGAGATCGTGGAAGACGCCCTGCGCGACAACGAAGTCGCCACGGTCGTCGATGACGCGCGCGCCTGCGCGACTGTTTCCCCAAGCGCTCAGGATCACTTCGGCCATGCGCGCGCTCGGGCCTTCGATGGTCTTGCCGTCGCGCGGGATTGCATAGATGCAGTCATTCGCGATGGCTTCGTTCAGCGTCACCATCTGCATCGCTTCGTCGAGGAAGCGCTTGACGCTGCGCGGGAAGCGGTGCGCGGTCGCTACCTGCTGATCGATCTCGGACCGGTTCAGCAGCGAAACCATGCTGCCGCCTGCGTCCATTCCGTCTTGCGTGTTGTCGTTCATTCTGTTCCCCGTGGGATTCGTGCGCGGGTGGCGCGTGATGGTGATTATTCCGCCGACGGTGCCGGCGCGCTTTCGATCTTCGTGAAGGGGTATTTGTCGGCGAACGGTTTGATGCTCTTGCCGAAGTGGCGGCCCTTCGATTCGGAAGCGATGAACGCGGCGAAGTCGGCGGCGGTCACGTTCGCATAGTGGTAGAGGCTGGTGATATCGCCTTTCCAGTTCTTGAACCGGATGGCGAGCGTGTTCGTTTCCGGGTCGTGGCCGATGGCGTGGATCTGCGACGATTCGACTTCGATGAGTTTGACGATGGGCATTGCGGTGTCTCCTGGTGGTGGGCTTTTCGGCTGCGGCCTCCCCCAGCGAATTAGGGGGTTATTGCTGTGGACCGGCTCAGCAAAGCCGGCAGGCCGCATGCGAAAAGGCTCCCCGCTATGGCGCGGGGATGCCGGTGGTTATTCGGTGCAGGATCGCCGTCCGGGGCAACACGTATTGCCGCAGCACTTGTCCGGCGAATAGCAGAACGCCGGCGTCTTCCCGTGCACCGGATGATCAAGCTGCCAGATCACGGGCTCTGCCGGATAAGGAAGCGACTTCAGTTCCGGGCTGTATTTGTTGCCGCCGCATTCAACCTGTTTCCCGGTGAGCTTTTCGGCGATTAACACTGCGTCATACGGCGCCTGCCCTTGGCAGTAGCCTTTGGTTCCGTCCGTAAATTTCAGCCAATATCCATTCATATCCTCACCTTCCTCGCTGCATTGTTGGGATGCTCGCCATGCTGCGGTCATGGCGTGATGGTTGCTGGGGATGAATGCCGCCGCAGTCGGCCGGGGCACCTTTGCACGGGTGGTATTTGGTTATTCGCTTTTCGAGCTGGCTGCGACCTTGGCAGCGGCTTCCGCCTCCGCCAGCCGCTTCATGTCCGCCAGCGCCGTTTCGTTGCTGCAGTAGAAATCCGGAATTTTCTCCAGCGTCGGATCGCTGGCCATGTAGATCACTGCCGCAGCAGCGGGAGTGCCCA